CTTTTCAGAAAGGCCTCCAGGTCTCTATCCCTTCTGCCCTTTCAGGGCTTCGGGGTCTGCATAGTGCAGGACTCCATAACTACTGGAGTTAATCATTATGCCAACCGAAACTATACGACGATATGACATACTTAAAACAAGGACGCAGACATTTCCGTGTCCAGGATCCGCCCCGTTGGAGACTTATAGTCTTCTCGAGTCGGGCCTTAGGTATGTTACTACCAATGACCCTCTGTCATATAAGAGGGTGAAACCGCCTGCGCCCCTATGGGCGTATCCCACGAACTTACCTACACAGTCTACTATAGACTATAAGTATGGTCGTGAGAGTTATCAGGTCAATGGCCTTGCAAAATGCCAAGATCCTTACGGTTGGTTTCCAACGGTTGTGAAGAATTACTCCAACTCGTTGATTGGCGCTGTGCCCTTCTCAGGTGAGGCTCCCGATTGGGAAACTGACATGAGAGATCATATTAAAGACAATATGGTCAACCTCGCTAGCAGTATAGCAGAATATAGACAAACAGCTACAACGTTTGTCGATTTCGCTCGTACTGTTGAAAGCGGGGCTCAGAGCATAGTTCGTGAGCATAGTAGACGGCATCGCGGCAGAGTTGAAAGAAATATCGAGACTATTAGACGCGTACTTTGTGCTACGTCAGCCATTGAATTGGTGACAGCATTTGGTGTGCGTCCTTTAATCAACGATATCTTCGCCTCTGTATCTGCACTATCTGAGAAGATAGATGGAGATGCAATCTGGGGTCGTCATGTAGTCACTAAGCGTGACACTGATGAATACACCACAGATTTTGGGACATATACTAATAAAGTATCCCTTCGCGCGATGATTTATGCACAGATCGATCCAGGGGGTCGAGGAGGCTTTACCACTGGTAATCCTCTTGAAATCCTCTGGGAAGCCGTTCCTTTTTCGTTCGTCCTTGACTGGGCGATTCCGATAGGGAGTTGGCTTTCATCTCTTGACGCTATGACACACGTCAAGCAGGTGATCGGTACTGTGACTAGTAAGCATGAGTCGTCGGCGCGTCAAATTGCGCCTTCTTCTTCTGCTTTCACTTTGGAAAGCCCGGCAACGAGTACTTATAAAGCATTTCAGAGATCTCCGATCTTTGAGGTGCCTATTCCTCGTATACCGCGCTGGGAGCCTAGTACATCATATCATTCATTGATTAATGCAACTAGTCTTCTACTTAACATGCGGTGCAGAGCACCGCGTCGTTAAGATGGCATTATGCCAACAACCGGGGAATGTTCCCCATACTTGATAGGGTACTTCTATCACATCAACTCCAATGGAGATTATAACATGAGTGAAGCAACTCAAATCGTTCTGGCCGACGGCCAGGCTACACCTGTAAACCACACGTTCGATCCTATCCGTACTCAAGGTGAGACCTTTATCTGGGAGAATTCTGCTTTGGCAGAAACTGCTCCTGGTTTCGAGACTCTTGCCTTGACCCTAACACCCCAAAAGGGCAATGGGAAAACGGACCGAGTGGTAGCAAAAATTGTGCTACCAGTCGAACAAACGGTTGATGGCGTTGTTTCCGTTCATCACTTTAACCAGGTTGAAATTATTTTCAACACTCATACATCAGCTAGTTTTCAGGAGAAGGACGATTTAGTCACTCTCGCTGCAAACCTGATGGATAACGCGACTCTAATCGAGTACGTTACTCTGCGTAAACCTGCTTATTAATTTAGGCAGTGAATACGCGTATGATGAGGGCTATAATCACAATTGTGATCATAGTTCTCACTGGTGTGCTGGATGTCATCCCAGCACGTGATGATCGCTCGCAAGAGCGCTCACATTCGGCTTGGGTTAAAATCCAAGCTAAATAGGAGTGGAACGCCATGTCTATCAATTATAATGTAGACACGAGCTCTGAGTTATTACTCGAGCTCTCAACCGTCCTTAACCTCTGTGAGTTGGTTGACTCACCTAGGAGCCTTACAGTCGCTTTACTATTAAAGTATCGCGAATATGATCAAGTAGTTAGGCTGGAGATAGATGCTAATAACTATGAGGACCATCAGCATTTCGCTGATGATTACCTTGTTACTAGTATCCTTCAAAAGTCTGTCTACTTGCCCACGTCGTGTAAGACTAAGGATGCTGCTGTTTCCTCATTCTTTGAGGCAGAGCAGCTGTGTGCAGACACAAATCGCCGTTTTCGGGATACTATGTATCACGAACATCCTCCAGCTTTAAGGAAGATGCGACGGATTATCAAAAATGCCTTAGGCCCGCTTAACCAGCGGGTTTTGGGCGATATTCTTGATAATTCTCGATTTGGTCCAGGAGCTACGACCGGTATATCTGGTCGTGGTGTAGTTCCTTCGAAGAAATTCGATGCAGACATGCATCTAACCCATGAACTAGTACCGTTTTATCGCTTAATCTTAGGCGACCGATGGTGGGAAATACAAAAAACTCCTACTATCGTTGCGGGAAACAAGTTCACAACGGTTCCGAAAAACGCCAAAACCGATCGCGGCATATGTATTGAGCCCACGCTGAATGTATTTTTACAGCTTGGGGTTGGTACATATATCCGTGATAGGCTTAAGCGTTTGGGTACCTATCTAAAATCACCCCGTAACGTCTCAACCTTGATTGGTCTTGAACGTTATAAGGGTGGTGTTAGTTGGGAGAGGAATCAGGATCTTGCCCAAAGGGCATATGCTGAGGAACTGTCTACTATAGACCTTTCCAAAGCATCTGATACTCTGTCTATCGAAGCAGTTAAGTTCTTACTGCCCGATGACTGGTACCACTTATTGCAACTCGCAAGAAGCAGTACCACTTCAGTTGACGGTAAGCTTATACCCCTAGAGAAATTTTCCTCCATGGGTAATGGCTATACATTTGAGCTCGAAACCCTTATCTTTAGGGCTGCCGTGCTTGCTGTAGTACCGTTAACTGACCAACATCTTACTAGCGTATTCGGGGATGACATAATATGTCCCCGTAAGTATGCTGATAAGGTGATAGGAACACTAGAGGCCTTGGGCTTTAGTGTGAACCGACAAAAGAGTTTCCTGGCTGGAGACTTTTTTGAATCTTGCGGGGCTGACTTTTTCAAAGGTCAGCCCGTTAGACCGTTCTATCTGAGAAGACAAAAAACAGGAAATCGTTTCTTGCCTTATCAGGTCCAGATCACAAATGCTCTCCGTATCTACGCCAACCGGCGCGGATATGGTTTGTATTGTGATGCCCGCTTTAAACCACTTTGGTTGACTCTTAAACAGAGCTGTCCTCAGCAGTGGCGAGCGTGTATGGTTCCTGAAACTTTTGGCGATACGGGTATTATTTGCTCATTTTCTGAGTGTAATCCCCGACGTCTTCAGTC